AAATTCCGGCGTCCGATTCGGTCGTGGTTCTCAGAGTGCGTGGCGGTTCGCCTCGAGGTGCCATTCGACACCCAGGGGAGGGAGGTGTCGTCGTCGAATCGGGGATCTATTGGACCTGTGTAACGGTAAGGATTACGGATGGGACAGCGGGTCGGACAGGACCAGTTCTGGTACCGGCTGAGAGTAGGCGCATTCGATTGTCCGGCGTTGACCACATGAGACGGAAATACTGTCCGGCAGAAAATGTGTAAACCCAATTCCAAGCGGCGACGATTCGCCCCGGATTCGCTGGGATCGTGAGGTCGGTGGCGGATCGTGGAACATTGCTTCCATCGACGTCAAGCCAAATGGTCAAGTCATCAGATCCACCACCCGTTTTGTCCAACTGTGCCGAAAACTGGATGTTGTACGTTCCGGCGTTAGCGAGGACGATTCGGCTAGTCGGTGTGCCGATTGCTACCCCATCGGATTCTTCGGTGGTGTCGAAAGAGATCGCTGTGGCTGTGTCAGCCGGAATGGGTTGTGTGGTGGAATCGCTGAACGATCCGTAGTAGCCGGGAAAGGCCGGGCCGGCAGGGCCGGCAGGGCCGGAGATGCCGGCGATGACAACTTCGGAAACAGCCTGTGTTACTTGGATCGTGTCGGTCGTTTGAGTGAGTGTGACGTCTGTGAGTTTCACTGTCACTTGCTGGCTCACGACCTCGTCACATCCTGCACAATGGTCACGGAGCCGGCGAGGAGCGTGGTGACGGTTGTGCCATTAGTTTCCTGAAGATCCCAGACGCCAAGGCCGGCGGTGAGGGCCGCTGTCGTTGTCGCCGAAAGGCTGGCGGTGAGTGTGCCGCCTGCTCCGGACACAATTGAACAGGAGAACGTCGCGAGGGCTGTGGCGGCGTCGGTGGTCGTGCGGATCTGGGCGGCGTAAGTGCGGCCAGTGATGTTCACGGCAGCGCCAGCAGAATCTTTGATGGCAACGGAAACGGTTTCGGTGTCGCCGATGCGGATGTTGAGGGGAAGGTTTGCCGGTGCCATTTAGGGAAATGTCCTGAACGTAGGGACCATGGATGGTGAGTCGGTCGGGCCGATCTTGTCCGAGGCGATGGATGTGAGGACGGAAAGCCCGGCGGCGATAGCGGCGGTGGCGGCCAGTTGCGCCCAGTCGAGGGTCAGCCAGTCCATTTGTGCGGCGCCAGCCAGGGCGACGAAGGTTTGGGCGAAGGTTTTGATGGCTCGTTCTGCGAGTTGGCGAAGAAAGAATTTGGTGAACATTACGGTTTCCAATCTGGGGCGGGGTAGTCCTGCTCGTCGGGGAATTCGTGTTCTTCCGGATCGTATTCGTCCGGTTCGGTTTCGGGTCGGGTGAGGGGAATGACATCGGGTTCGATGGTGATGGTCATTCTTCCTCCTCTTCGGCCCATTCTTCCTCATCGACTTCAACCTCGAAAGAGACAGCAGCGGGAGAGGGGTTGAGGAGAGATCCGTAGAGGCAGTCCAAGTAGCCGGCGGCGTCGGTGATGGAATCTTTGAGCTGTTCGGCGTTGAAGCCTTCTTCTACGCCACGGGCGATCCTGCCGAGCTTCATGCAGATCATGTAAAGGATGCCGGCGTTGACGTCGAGGATGTCAGCACCCCAGAGGGAATTGAAGAGGTTGGTAACCCTCTGGTAATCCTCCCAGGGCGGTCCGTATGCCCGGCCCCTGTCACCATGGACCAGGGCGAAGCTGTCGAGGAGTATCGAGGGCCATGTGGCGTCGAAGTATTCTTCGCCTTCGGGTTCTTCTTCCATGTCGGGTTCCTTTTAGGCGGAGTGGATGTGTAGGTCGCCCCAGCCTCGAGGACCGTAACCGGTTCCGATGCCGAGGGTGAGAAGTCCGGCGGGCGAGTTTTGGCCGCTCATGTCAGTCCACCATGAGGAGCCACCATCCATCGCGGGTGCTTGCATGAAAGTCCGGCCAGATGTTTCTGAACAAATGAAGTGGTGGTAGTGGCCGGTGATGAGGATGTCAGCGTCGGCGATTGGTTGCCGGCCCATAACCTGACCTTTCCACCAGTTCTCCAGTTTGGCCGCCGGGTGTCCGGAGGCGCCGGCTTTGTGTCCGTGGGCGAAAGCCACTGGGATTCCCGCAATGTTGAGGACAAGGTTGTTTCCGGAAGCGAGGACAGTGGTGCAGCTGCCGTAGCGTTCCTCGTTAGCTTCGAGGATCTCGGCGACCTGCTCGACCACTGCCAAATCGTCGTTGTCGGTGGTGCGGGTGAAGGCTTTGCCGTTCAGCCGGTTTTCGCCATGGTTGCCAGGTACAGCGGCCAGAACAATCCGAGGGGCGAGGCCGAGGACGTTGTCGACTGCTCGGAGGATGAGTCGGCGGGCGAGGCGCATTTGTTCACGCCTGTCCAAGTCGACGTTAAAGGTTTGCCCGGGATAGTGGCCGGTGCATTGCTCGACCAGATCGCCTAGGCCGACTAGGTAGACGGTGTCGACGGCTCGTCCCGCTTTTTTGAGTTCTTTAATTCGGGCCGGCAGATAGTCGAGGGTTCGGCAGATTCTTTCCACAGTTTCAGGGGTGCCGCCATTTGGCTCCCCAGCCTTTCCGAGCTGCCAATCGGCTATGAGGACGACCAACGCCCTGTCGGGCCTCTCAGGGCCTTTCAGGGGCTTCACAGGTCGCCTCTTCTCCACCATCCGACAAAGGGCGTCGACATCTGGGCGGTCATAGTCCAATTCACGCGCGCGCAACGTGGCCCGGTAATAGCGGAGCCGGCGGCCGTCATGGGTGTCCCACGCGCGAACCTGCACAGAACCCTCGACCACTTCAGTGGTAAGCGGATCTAAACCCCAGTCGGCGACAAGTTCAGACCAAACCCCTTTGGTCGGGTCGGCCTCGAGTGGTGGAGTCGTGAGTGTTCCTTCACGACCGTTCCAAGCGACCCCTGGTTCCCAGCCTTGCGGATGATTACGTCGGGGCCGTGAACCTGCCGCCACTTCGTCAGAGAAGGATGCAGTTTCTTCGGTGTTTTCGGATGCAGTCGCCACGGATCTCCCAGCCTCTCCGCTTCATTGCCCTAGAAATCGATTCAGCGTTCCAGGACTTGTCGGCGAGGACTGATTCGACTTCGCCACGGGTTTTTGTGTCCAGACTTTTCAGCAGAACACAAAGTCGACATTCAATTCCGGAAGATCGGGTTTCTTCTCGGACGTCGTCGGCAAAAGTCATTTGCGCCACCAAGGTTTTCGGGATGTCATGTTGTGAATGACGATGTGGTCGTCAAGCCGGTCCGAAACATTTTCCACCCGAATGGCGGTTTGGTCAACCTTCTGTTCGATCCGGTCCAGTTTTAAAGCGTTCTCGGAATGTTCGTCGGTGTTAATTCGACGGGTTTTCCGTGACTGCCATACGATCCCAGCGAAAGCGAAGATGCCAGCTACGGCCGCTGCCAGGATCGGTTCTGCGTTCATGCGGCCGACCATCCCGACCAGGAGCTGCCCTTAGTGGGCTGCCATGTACGGAAGGTGGTTCCGTCCGCTGAGTTCCAAGCGAGCAGCTCGAGGGCGCCACCAGAAGCGACACGAGCAGAAACCGAATCGACAGGGCTAGGCGGGTTGTCTGCGTTCACGAGTGTCCAGTCGGTCCACGTTCCACCAACGGTTGTTTGCCAGCGGTTAAAGATCGTTCCGAAGACGGCTCGGAACTCGATGCCTCTGCCGTCCGGCATTGTGAGTAGTGAGATCATTTCGTGAGAACCTTTCGAAACGGGTGATGAGGGGGAGATTGTGTTGGTGAGCAGCTGGTCGAGGCGTGCGCGATTTGGGTGAAGTGACCAGGCGTCGGAGCGGTCCCAAGGCTGGACGTCTCCGTGGCAGAACAGGCCGGGGCGGCTGAGGGCGTCGGTGCCGATCCATTGGGCGTTGTTGAGTGCGATGCCTTGCGAGTTCCAAAGGTCACGGATCGCGACGCCAGCCCTAGCGATCATGGCCAGAGTGTTGGGGTCGTCGGGACTTAGATCGGCAGACTTTCCAGCTAGGCAGATGTGCCAGGTTCGAGAGTTGAATCCCGACGTTTGCACTGAAAAAGTCGTGTAGTCGGCTGGCACCATCCAGATGGTCTCTTCGGCGTCGACGATGCACGCGTAGGAGCCGGGGTCGCTTCGTCGTGCTATGAACCCGGCGAGGTTGAGTGCGCTCCCTGGACCAGTCGGACCTTCCGATGTGTGGACGCCGACAGCGAATGTCGGTGTGTTTGATCGGGTTGGGTAGAACTGTGGGGAGGCCGGTGGGTGGTCGAGGAGGTAGTAGCTCATTACACCGGGGCGCCAGATGAGCCAATGTCTTCAACAAGAAGTGACTGACGGATCACGGTATCGACGTTAAGTGTCGCGGTGTTTACGATTGAACTTCCGACGAGTCGGATCGTGCGTGAAGACGTAGTAGCCGACGTGAAGTAGATAACGCCGGTGAAGGTGATCGGCGTGGTTCCTGCTGTAACGACGCTGGCCCAAGTGGAACCGACAACGGACCCGGAATCTTGGACTGCGTACTGCCCGAGCGCATTAGTGCCTGACTGGTTGATCTGAAAAGTCGCCTTGTAGCGGCGGTTTGCAACTAGCGCCACAGTCCCGGTCAGACCAGTAACAACCGTTGACGAAACCATGTTCTGTGTTCCGGTGCTGGTGTTCTGAAGGAACGTGCTGTACCCCCACGGAGCGTTCCACCCCGGACCCCTACGCCAAGAGGTCCCGTTATAAACGTACAAACCTTCGTTTTCATCGGCGGACCCGATGTACGCAACCATCCCATCTTCAGGTGAAGAGATAGCGGTGTCTCGTGCGCCTGTCGTCGCGAAATACATCACGGACTGTTCTTGAAGATAATTGTTGACATCCGACGCGGTCAGTACCGCTCCAGCAGTGAAAGTTTTGAACCCTGATCCCATTGGAATCTCCTAGAAAGACAGTTTGTTGGTGTCAAGAACACCAAATCCGGTGTTGTCGAGAATAAAAAATCCGGTAAAGAACGTGGCAGAGGATAACCCGAAACGGGTCGTCCAATCGGCTGGCGATCCCGAATGTTGAATCTGTGCAACGAAACAATCACGTTCCACAGCTGCACCGCCACCAGGAACAGCGAATTTCACGGTGATTCGATCCCTCAGACGTCTTCCCAAGACTTGAGGCCATAAAGCCACAGGATCTCGTCGAGGTTTGAACGTAATGGAATCGGGGCGAAGCTCCGGATTCGCATACTGGGAGGAAAGGAACAGGGCCATATCGTTCGCGGTCGACTGCCCATAAGAAGTATCTGAGTTGTATGTCGACGGGATGGGAAGTTCCAAATCTAAAGTTCGTGCCCCATAAATCGACTGCGATTCGGCGTTTCCAATCGTCACGGTAGTCCCGATTAAAGAATCGCCGGAAGACGCTGAAGTCACTTTCCTATTCACTCTGACAATGTTGTAAATGAGATCGTCGTCGTAGACGATGTCCACATCCGAGAACTGATTGAGTTTCGTTGTGGAATCGAATGTGGCTTGGGAAGTGATGCAACGGTCTTCGGAAACAATGGAGACACGATCGTCGAATACAACTGTCCCATCTCCTTCGACATAGATGGCCCCGACATCAGTTTGTGCTGCCTCATTCAGAAGTTCCAGAACGGTTTGCGAGGCGTTTTGAACCTCGAGTCTTGTTTGACCAGTGTCAATTGCTCTCAAATTGTTAGGCCAAGAAATAGCATTCAAGATCGTGTTGATTCTTGTACCAGCAAGGTCTCCAGCAGACCCGATGATCGGTGTTGTTTCAACACTTGAAACCACATTTACGTTTCCGGTAGTTGTTGTGTCAACAACATCGATGGAACTCGGACCCAATCGGCCATCTGATGGTGTTGACACTGCGACATCCAAAACGCCTGTGCCGGAACTAGTGATTGTCAAGACAGATGGCAAACCACCGACAACATTCGAAAACGACTTGAAAGCATCTGAACAACTAATGGTGGCGGTTGCATCACCAAGGCCGGCACTGGAA